GGTAGGTGTCTCGGGTTCTTTGACTGGTAGTGGTGCGCAGCTAATTTTATGCGATGACCTGATAAAAGATAGACAAGCTGCTAATTCTCCAGTAAGTCGTGAAAGCATAAAGAATTGGTTTTCGTCGGTGCTGAGGACAAGAGCCACGGGTGACTGTCGTATTATTGTGCTAGGAACAATGTGGCATACATCTGACATCATTAATGAGTTAATCTCAGCTGACAATGATGAAAATATACCAGAAGAGGAAAAAGAGCATTGGCACAAGATTATCTTGCCGGCGATTGCTGAAGGTGGTGAGCTTTGTCCCGGTGATAATAGGCGTGAGGGTGAAGCTCTTTGGCCCTCCAAATATTCTAAAAAGACCTTATCCGTATTAAAAGCGTCGCTTTCAAACAGTGACTGGTCAGCGCTTTATATGTGTGACCCAATTCTTGGTGGGTCAACCGAATGGCCAGCGCATTTATTTGACGATATTTACATTAATGCATTACCTACGATTGATAAGCTTCAAGGATCCGTAATTGGTATAGACCCAGCACTGGGACAAAGTGAAATAGGTGATAGAAGCAGTATTTGTTACATGTCACGAGATTATGACGGATACTTAAACTGTGCATTTCTTGCTGAACGAATGAATGTGGCGACATTACTCGACAATTTAACAGAATGGTGTCGTAAATTTCATCCGGATTGCGTCGGCATTGAAATAACAGGGTTCCAGCAGCTGTTATTTACACAGATAAAGCAACGGTTTGCGGCAGCCGGCATCAACACGCCAGTCGTGGGCGTCAAACAAAACATTAAAAAGGAAGTTAGAATCAGACGGTTGGGTCCTTATCTGGAAAAATACACATTAAAAGTATTGAATAATAAATCATGTAAGATATTTGTTAAAGAAGCAAAAGAATTTCCAGTTGGCGCTACGGATGACTTGCTGGACTCGTGTGAGATAGCGCTTCGTGTATTGCAACAGGTAGTAAACACCAGAATAAAGCATAATATTACGGTGCCAAACCTTGGAAATACTATTGAATTACCTGAAAGTGCAGTGCCCAAAACAACACCACCACCTGAAAATCGTGTAATTAGCGCTCAAGAAATGAATGCAAAACACAACATTCCTGAGCCAAAAAAGCCTAAGAAAACCCCTAAATTATAATTACTTTAATAGTATATTCAAAGAAAAAGGCAGCGCATGTCAAACAAAAAATCATTTTTCGAAAGAATTTTTGGCTCAAAGAGCCTCCCCAACAACAATAGCAGCAAACCACAAGGCGTATCAAAACCATTAACTGAATCCGGTTACTTTGGCGGATATGCAGGTTGGGGATCATGGGCGGTTCCTCCGGTTTTAAATGCTGACATTATTTCGAGAGTCAATTCGTTATACGCAGGTATCAATTCTTATGGCGCATTGAATTCACCGAATGATAGGCGCTTGGGTTTTGACCAACCTTTTATCCGTAGCATAAGTGACTTGGCTGCCTATCGCACACAAAGTCGCTTTTTAGCACGCACTAACAGTTATGCACAAGGTATTTTAAATAACATTAAATCCTATATTATATCTGGTGGATTTAAAGCGTTGGTTGAATCAGATAAAAACAAAAAGCTTGCGGAAAAGTGTCAGGATTTGCTCCACGAATGGATTGTCATGAACGACTTTCTTACGGTTCAAAACGAATGCTTTACCCGCAGTGAAGTTGACGGTGAAATATTCATCCGTTTCTTTCCGAAAAAAGATGGTAATCTGCAAATACGCTTTGTGGAACCTGAATGGATTGTACCGCCAGAAGGTGAAAGTGAAAATATAAATGAATGGTCTCTTGGTATAAAAACACCGATAAATGATACGCAATCGATAATTGCGTATGGTGTCATGAGTTGGGATAATGAAAATACACCGTATGTTACTATTGTGCCTGATAAAGACATACTTCATCACAAAAACAATTGTAGCATGGCCCAGAAGAGAGGTGTGCCGTCTTTAAGCTTTGATACAGCCGCCAGTTTAATGAATGCGGCTAAAATAGCTGCAAACCTACAAATTACTGTTGCTGCGCAGGCTAGTATCACCTATTTCCGTGAGCATGAATCTGCTACGCAACCTATGGTTGACGATTTTATCTCATCACAGTTAGTTTCGAATAGTGTGGGTGGTCAACCACTCGCAGGATATCCACTCGGTGTTCCATCGGCTTATCAAGGTGTTGAAACTACTGCTCCCGGGAGTGTTCTCGACATACCAGAAACCCTTAAATATGTAGAACCACCTACAGCAAAAAATACAAAGAATTATCTGGATGTATTAAATAGCGCATTAAAACAAGCGGTGCGTCGTTGGGCAGCGCCTGAATATATAGCCACCGGTGAATCAACAGAGGCATCGTATGCGTCATCGCTCACCAGTGAATCGCCATTCTTGCGCAACTGTCAACGCTTGCAACAAGGCTACAAACGTATCTTTACTGAGATCATGATGCGTGTGCTGAACAATTACGCAGTCGCCGGCAAAATACCTTTGGACTGGAAAAATCGAGTAGATCTACATTTGGAAGCTCCTACATTGGAGACCCGAGAAATATTGAAAGTATCACAGGCAGATGCATTGTATTACAGCATGGGTGCTAAATCTCTTAGCGAAGTTTGTGCAGGTTTTGGTGGTGACTTACAAAAGACACAACAACTCTTGCGCAAGGAACAAATGATGGGCATTGTGAAACCCGATGTTGAAACGCCTGTATCAGCACAAGGCAATGGCAAAGTGCAAAACGAGTCTCCTGTGCCTCGTGCAACTTAAATCATATAATTAGAATATAAACGCATGAAAAAGAAAACATTTTTAAAAGAGAATAAACAACTGTCAACTGGCTTAGTCGTTGATAGGGTCAATGGCGTTATTCGTAACGCAAAGATCTGTGGATTTGAATCAAAAAATAATCGAGTGTATACTGAAGAAGCACTCAGGAATGGTGTCCATCTTTATGAAGGTGCACCTGTCAACATTGATCACTTAACCGATGGCGATGCACATCGCCGACTAACTGATAGACTCGGTAAAATTACTAATCCTCGTTTTGTTGAAGGTGTAGGTATTGTCGGTGACTTTCAAATATTAGTATCGCATCCATATGCTGAAGTAATGTTTGAAGCCGCAGAACGCCAACTACCTCTTGGATTTTCGCACACAGCCGAAGGCCAAGTTGAAGAAGGCGAGGATGGAATTGAAAAAGTAATAAAACTAGAGAGTGTAACATCATGTGATGTAGTCGCAAATCCTGCAACAAATACTACATTTTCTGAATCCGTAAAATCAAAGAAAAAGAAAGGCACTAATAAAATGCAAATCTCTGAAGCAGACAAAGCTATCCTCGAAGAATCCATGAAAAAAGCCGCTGTCGCAGACGACATGGTTGAGGAGAAAGACGACGAAGGCGACATGGAAGAAGCCTGTGAATCCGACGACGAAGGCGATATGGAAGAAGCCTCTGATGATGCCGAAGGCAACATGGAAGAAGCTGACGCCGATGTTTCTGGTGTTGATGACCAAAAAGCTGTCGGTAAAGTATCTCCTAAATTACAAGGCAAAAAAGGCTATATACCTAAAGACTATGTAAAAGAGTCTCACAAACCAGTAACCAGTAAAGAACTATCCAATCTTATCGAAGGTGCCGGCATTAATGTTGCTGCGCCGCTAAACAAGGTTCTTGCTAAACTAACTAAAAATGATGCGGTTCTTGTAATTCGCTCACTCGCAGAAGCTGGCATGCAAAAGACAACTTCTCTTAACCTCAAAGAATCTGCTGATGTTAAGCAGCTTCCAAAAAATATTTTTGCGTGGCTTAAAGACTAACAAAAGAAAAAGGATAAAAAAACATGTCAACTATTAATGCCAACTATAGATTTGCTTTACCTTCTGACACAACCATCGTGCAGATTCCAGCTAAACCCGGTGTAGCTATCAGTTCAGGTGATGCCGTATTTTATGACTCAGTAAATAACTGGGTTGTTCCTCAGGACTCCGTTGTCGCCGGCATCAACGATACCCTCGCTAACAGCGGCGTATCTTTCGCCGGTATCGCTCTTGCTGCAGTAGTAGCTGCCGATGTAACAGGCGGTTTCCCAGCATATCCTAACATCCAATCTATTAGCATCGCATCTGATGCCATTTATCTTGCGAATATCAGCTCTACTAATCTTGTTTCCATCGGCTCTACTGTGGCGTTCACTGTAGGTGCAATTCAAACTGTCCAACTCAACAATGTGGTCAATGAAATTTCTGGTTATGTTGTTTCTGACTACAATGGACAAGTTGTCAACCAAATACGGGTCAGGACTGTTGGTAAGTTCAGCCCCTACAAATACGCTAAATACGCCTAATAAACAAAAGAAAAGGAACAAAAAACATGTCAAGAGTTAATAAATTTAAAATTCGTGAACTTTGGGAAGCCAAAAGAAATAAACTAGAAGCCGTCAATACTATCCTTGAAGGTCTAGGCCTACAAGATGCCGAAGGCAACAGCTATCGTGATGCCAAGGGTAATCGTATCATGAAAAAAGATGCGCCCCTTAAAGCTGACGATTTCTCGCTACGAGAAATGGCTGAAGGTATTTTCGGTGACAAATTTTCCAGTTGGATTGACCCTCAGTCTACTGGCATTAATAATCGTGCGCTTCTAGAAGCTGCGGATAAACAAGCACGGGGCGGAAGCTATAAAGTAAGTCTATTAGAAGACGGAGGCCTTGGCTATAGTGTTGACCCATCAACTTTCCAACAGATATCGGGATACTCTATCCTCAGTGGCGGCTTAATTGAAGCCAAGATTCTTGAGCAATTTCAACATCCTCGATTTATTGCTGACGCACTTATGGAAACTGTTCCTACCAAATTAAATGGTCAGAAAATAATCCAAGTTCAAAATCTTAACCCAAATAATGTTGCTAAAAGAGCACCCGGCGAAAGCCACCCCCGTGTCATGATGGGTGGACAATGGGTACAAACACCTGAAACTTATGAGCTAGCATTAGCCATCGATGTTTCTCGTGAAGCAGTTTTTTTCGATTTAACGAATCAAATATTAATGCAAGCTGCCACTATTGGCCAACAAATCGCATATCAAAAAGAACTCGATTGTTTGAATGTTGTTATCGGTGCAAATAACAGTTTCAACTGGAATGGCACCTTCTACAACACCTACAGCCAACAAATTTCAACTCTCGGTTATAACTCTGTTCTTACTAGCAACCCATTAATTGACTGGCAATCATTGCAGGCTGCATGGTTGCAATTATCTCGCAACTTAGACCCTGCCAATCTTCAGCGTCGCATTCTTGTGGAGCCTGATGTTATCCTTGTTCCACCATCACTTTTAGCTACTGCTTCTCTTATCCTCAACGCAACTCTTACTGAACGAGTTACAGGCGTTGCTACTCCTGCTGAGAATAGAGCTTTCACCGACGGCACCCCGTTTTATCAACAATACCGGATCATTTCTTCGCCATTGCTTGAACAACAACTTCTTGCTGCCGGCTTGAACCAAACTCAAGCTGATGCGTCTTGGTTCCTCATCGATTCCAAGGCTGCTTTCAAAATCATGGAAAACATTCCATTGCAAGTTCAGCAAGCCGCAACTTCTAGCTACGGTATGCTTGATAGGGGAACCATCGCATCTTATTTTGCATCGACAAGATTTACGCCCTCGATTTGGTCTCCGTGGAAAACTCTTTCCTGTCCCGGATAACCGTTGTCGTAATATAACTAGACAATTACCTTACTCCAAATCAGCCTCTTTTCCGAAGAGGCTGATTTTTTTATAATTATTTTAAAGGATGATAACTAAATTAAGGTAGAGGGCGATTTGCACTACCTTTCCTTCTCTCCTTCCTCCAATGGCATGCAAATCGCCCTCTTTTATTTTATAGGTAATAAATCATGTCAAAACCAAAACAAAAAGTACAAGTAGACACCACACCAAATTGCACTGTCGTCAAATATCCGGGGCTGCCTCGCAAAGTGATCCCCACCACCGTCAGGGAAGTTGCAATTCAACGATATAAAGAAGATTACAGGCTCAGTTATCTTCGCCCTGACGAAATGTTCACGACAGAGCTTGTATACGAAATGGAACGAGAGGTAAGATAGTGAGTATACCCGCAAACAACATTAGTTTGGCGATTACAGCACTTTCGGAGCAAATAGCTGCGATAGCATTGGAGCGCAAGCCAAGTTACGACATCGATGGACAATCCGTTGATTGGGCGGAGTATATTAAGATATTAACGGATCAAATGGAAAAATTGATAGTCATTCGTCAACAACTTAATATTCCATACCAACGAATTTCACGCATAGCAAGTATTTAAAAAAGGAACATAGACATGATGAATTTAAAATTTTTGCCTATTAACGCAACAGCAGCCGGAGACAACATTGTGGTTCCCGGCGAAGCCGGGAAGATAATCACTGTCATTCAATTTATGCTCAGCCCCAGTGCATCACTAAATGTAAAATGGCTTTCTGGTGCAGTGCCATTAACTGGGCCACTTTATCTGTCTTCTAATGCTGTGGTATCAGCCACTGGCCCTTCATCTTATCAGTCTTTGAACGGTTTGTTTTCTACGGCACCCGGTGATGATTTGATACTTAATGTGTCCTCTCCGATTGTTGGCGGAAGTCTTGTATACAGAATTTCTCTTGCATAATAATCAAAACATACTGTACTAATCTTAGGGATTGCTTTTCAGATGGACCCAAGGCGTGTTGCCTTGGGTTTGTTTGAATAAAGGGACACAACATGATCAACGCTTACTTGGTAAATCGGAACCTTGTCACAACTCTTAAAGATACTGTTGAGTTTTTGAAAAAAGAACCACGAGTTCAAATTCACATAATCGACAATGACAGCACTTATCAACCGTGTCTCGATTACTACAATGAATGTGGCGTTTTTGTGCACTATATGAAGGAAAACTGTGGGCCATATGTCGCTTGGGATCATCGCCTGAGTTATCTTCACAGAGATGATGAACCTTTTATCGTAGCCGATTCAGACTGCTGCTATAATCACATTCCTTCGGATTGGCTGGACAAAATGTTGCAGATATTGAATGACACGGATGCGCACAAGGCAAGTTTTAGTATCAGAATTGACAATGTTCCTGATACGCAAATTGGTAAAGCGGCGAAAGCGTGGGAGAAACAATTCTGGGCGCCAGAAAAGTTTGCGTTAACACATTACAGAACTGTCACGGATACCACATTTTCTCTATATCGCCCCAAATCAGGCTTCAGTTATGACAGCGCAAGGCTAATCCCTCCCTACATACTCCAGCATGAACCGTTTTATCTGCCAGATAAAATCAATGAAGAATGGCAATACTATAGAGATCACGCCGGATCAGCATCAACTTGGTTTTCGAGAAGAAAGGCATTAGGTATTTAATCATGAGTAATTATTCAGCATATCAAGATCACCTTCCAAGTTTCAAAAAATTGTTAGAAGTAGTTGACACATCCACTCATCCAAAGCGTCTGCTTGAATTTGGTTTGGGCGAATCCACATTAGAATTCGTCAAGATGTTTGATCATGTTCATTCCGTTGAATTGTTTTCACCTAATCTTGTTCCTAAAGACTGGTATTATTCTATCGAAAAGAAATTAGGTGATAATCCAAAATGGACTGCCGATTTGGTTGAAATGACGCCTGCTATGAGAAAGATTGAGGAAGAAATCCGACTCAAAAACATTGTGAACAATAGAGTGTGGGATCCAGAATCCGAATTGGCGCAAGATATCAGAGAAATCGTTGTTAACGCCATCAACGCCTCTGAACCAGATATTATCTTCGTGGATTGCGGCAGTCATTGTCGTGGGGAGATTCTTAAATTCATCATGACCACGCACGAGGACTACAATGCCAACTTTCTAGTAGCCCACGACACTTCGTGGCCAGACTTGCGTTATTCATATCATTTGCTGCAGAATCTGGGTAACAATGGCGATGTCAAAACCGATTGGATAAAAAGGCAATATTTCAAGGAAGGTGCCGGCACCACGATTTGGATGCGCAGCACAAACGCCATTAAGCGTATTCGTGAGCAAAGAGACAAAAAGTAGCCAGATTTTTATAACTGGAGAATGGATGTAGCATGGAAAGCATAAGTAAACTAGTGGCCCTTGCGTTGACAGTACAGGGTTTATCGCTCAAAAAACATTGGTCAACAAATTCGTATAGTGAACACAAAGCGTTGGGCCACTACTACGACGATTTATCTGACTTGATTGACACATTGGTGGAGCAGTCACAGGGTGATAAGCTCCTTGTGATTCCTGCTTACACGGTTTCAAATGCACCAAATATTATTTCTGAAATTGAAAATCTGTGCGCAGTTTGCAAGGAAGTATACGCAGAAGCAGAGAAGATTCAGTATTATGATGTGAGCAATACCATCGCTAGCATAATGACGCTCAACTACCAAACGCTTTACAAGCTAAAACATTTAAAGTAAATGACTACAGCAAAAATAGGAAAGCAAACAATCCATAAGCAGTATTGATTGCAGGTCATGAAGAATTTGCCTGACAATCATATTGATATTGTCGTAACAAGCCCACCATATAACTTGAACATCAAATATAGTAAATACAAAGATGATAGTCCAAGAGAACAATATTTAATATGGATAAAAGATATATTCAAAGAATTAAAGCGTGTTCTCAAAGATGATGGCAGCATTTTTTTAAACATGGGTAGCAGTAATGTTGATCCGTGGGTTTGCTACGAAGTAGCATTCGTCGCAAGAGAATTATTTTATTTGCAAAATGACATTACTTGGGTTAAAAATATTTCAATAAAAGAAAAAAGTTATGGTCACTATAAACCTATTAATAGCGAAAGGTTTTTAAACCATACGCATGAAAAGATTTGGCATTTCACGAAAAATAACAAGGTGAAGCTGAAAAGAACCAGCATTGGCGTTCCATACGTAGACAAAACAAATATTAAACGATGGAGCAAAAAAGAGGATCTAAGATGCAGAGGCAATAGTTGGTTTGTTCCTTACGAGACAATTAAAAGCAAACAAATTAAAGGATATCATCCTGCGGTTTTTCCTGCGCAATTAGCCGTCGACTGTATTAAACTACATGGCTACGACGACAACACAAGGTTGCTTGATCCGTTCTTAGGCAGCGGTAGCACTTTGGTTGCCTGCCAAAAATTAGGGATCAACGGCATCGGCTGCGAGATTGACAATGATTATTTTGTGTTTGCCAAAGGGAGATTTGGCTGAAACATTTAAAGTAATGGAAAGTCACTGCGATTATACTTTTGTGGCAAAGACTCCAGAAATTCATCTATAGTTTTGAATATACGCTCCACCCCGACTAATCCGTCAACGAAAGGATAGCCGGGGCATTCTGGTGAAATACATTCGAGGATGATGTAATCTTTTTTAAGTTGATTAAATCTAGCATCCCGTGGCGTATGGTTTTTGTAACCAATAACAAATTCTTCCAAACCTAAAATATTTTTGTTTTTAAACATAATTTTGACTGGAAAACTGTGATCATCTTGCCATTTTGGATTTGTCATGTGATCATTTGGATTGTATAACCCTCTATTAAAATGTGTCATACCCGGTATAAATTGTTTTTCCAAATGCTCCATTAATTCTTTTGAACTACATCCGACTAATTCATCTGTTCTTTTATCGAGTGCAGCAAGCTGCTCAGGTGTATATAATCCGGATTTTAGAGCGGATCTATAAATGTCTCTAAACGCTATGCGGGAATTGTATAGGATTGCATATTCTGGATCTGTTGTCATTCTTTCTCTATGTCGTGCAAGTCTTTTTACCTTTCTTTTCGCCTTTCTTTCAGGTTTTTGTTGATATGCTTTTTGCTTCGCCTTTGCTTCAGGCGTTTGTCGCTTTGCCTTTCGCTTCGATTTTACCTCAGGTGTTAGTGCGTTGCGTGTCAGTTGTGCCACCGTTTTTTCTCTTTTTGTCCACCCCGCCGCTGTCATAGCATTTCTAATATCTTCCCACGGAACATCCCATATCGCCTGTGTCGTATCTTTCCAAAATGACGTCTTCATTGCCAGTTTTTCACCATTCGCATCCACAGCCAAAAAAACACTCATATCTATTCCAGCTATAGCCTGTTGATGTTTTTTTTCTTTTTCCTTACGCTTATCTATTGATTCTTTAACAAAAGTGCGTATTGACTTCGCCCACCCTTTTTCTTCTCGTTTCCAACCTGCCGCAGTCATAGCTTCCCTAATATCATCCCACGGCGTCTTCCACATTATTTCCGTGGCAGCCCTCCAAAACTTCGCCTTCGTCGCCAACTTGACGCCATTCTCATCCACAGCCAAAAACACGCTCATATCCACGGCAAAACCCTCCCTATACCCTCATTCTACAAGATCCACCGCCAAAGTCAAGCGGAAAACCCCAAAAAACGACGGGACTTATAATTATAATATGATAGATGTTTCCACAGATTATCTGGTGTTTGACAACAAACTAAAAGGTTTATACATAGATCTTGATGGAAATTCGTACATTCTTGATGTGTTGCAGGCTCCTGCTGATGACTCAGTGAATAGCGAAAAAGAAACTGTTTTGAACACTTCAAATGTAGCAAAGTTTTCAATATTCACGCATCAGCTGCCTGTTCCACTACAAAGCAATACACAGCTCATAGTTCTCAATCGTAACTTTACAATTATTGAGTTTAAAAAAGAAACATTGTATTCTCGTTATGTTATATACGCAGCAATTTTTGCAGGGGAGAACCTGCCATGAGTAATAATGTCTATGCATGGGGTTTCAATGATCAAAATCAGCTTAACATAAGCCCCAATGTTTTCGTTCAAACGCCAACTCCGAATGGCATGAGCGCCACTGTTGCAATCAACTGTCCAGAGTTTGGCAACATCGGTAGTACCTCATTCTTCATCATAGGCGGCGCACTGTTTTGGTGCGGTGTCAAAGACGGATTGCTACCCAACACGCTTTCTCAAATAGGGGTACATAACGATTGGAAAGATATCAAAGCTGGAAAATCACATATTCTATTGCTCAAAAACAATGGAACTATGTGGTCAATGGGATCAAACACCTATGGCCAACTAGGAATTGGCAACACAACAAGTGTGTTAGATCAGCCTGTACAGATAGGCGTCGACACTGGGTGGACACAAATAGGCTGTGGTGACGACTTTTGCTTGGCTCTTAAGAATGATTTTGTGCTATATGTTTGGGGTAGAAACGATGTATATCAACTTGGCATAG